CCAAGGGTAATGACATCACCCAAGCTGAGTCAGGTAAAATTTCTGCTGCTGGAGCAAATCAAGAATCTGGAATGTCTGTAGTTAATAACATTTCAATTAATGTTGCTCAAAGCGGCGAAGTCACTTCTGAAGCTAATGCTACCACTCAAAATGGTGGCTCCAATACTAATAAAGATCAGAACAATATTCAAAACAATGCTAAACTCGCTGAACTACTCAGAAGCAAAGTCGTTGAAGTATTGGTCGAGCAGAAGAGACCCGGAGGATTACTTTACGCCAGCAGATAATTCTTTAATCTTAGAATCTATAGTTAGTATAGCCTGATTATAGATTTGCTCTATATTGTTGTCTTTGGCTAATGGTAGATTAAGAAAAGGAGTCTTGTCTACCTTTACAATGAAGGCTTGATTCAGGTATTCCTTGCCCGTAGCCTTATTTAATGTAATGCGGTATCGTTTTATATAGACTTCTCCTGTAAGGAAGTCGTCTTTAATCTTTTCATTTAACATTACAAGAGTAGAAGCGTTTTCTCGCTTTACGTCCAATACAGAAAAAAACTTAAGAGCCTTCTTGTTGTCTTTACCCAAAATCAAGCTTACTTTTGCGCCTTTACCAGATCCGCCTTCTAATTCTGTTTCAGTAAAATTTTGAGTAAATTTTCCATTGTTAATTAAATGGAGTTCAGTAATACCGCCATCACTATTGACAGCTTTAATTTGAAGGACAGCTTTTTGGTTTTTATCTATGGACGATTCAAAGTAAGAATTTTTACCAATAGTTACATATTCATTTACTTTGTATCCAGATCCAGATTCAGTAATGTCATTAATTAATGCAGCATAGTAAAGAGCAAAATAGCAATCAATAGTGTCTCCATCTAAGATTAAATCTTTAATTGTGCCGCTAAATTTAATTAATGAACTTGATTCTACAGTAAAAGGCTTGCTGTAGTTAATGACGGCAGTTCGCACAACAGAGAACTTCTCTGGGTTGCCAATAATTTCTATTTCTTTACTGGGTTCTATTGTAGACCAGTTTGCTAGGTTGTTAGAATATATGTATTCGTCGCCAAAAGAAAATAATACATCCGTCATATGTTACATTATATTGCCAATCACTGCTTTTACAATAGGATGTTTTGCGCTTTCTGATTCATATCCACTTATTTTAATCTCTGGATCTGAAATATAACCACAACCTAATTTCTCCATTGTTAAAGAAAGTAGCTCTCCTTTTGAGCCTCTAACAGCATGAGCAGAAGCGGTTAAGCCGTAGTTGTATTCGGTTTCTTCAGGAGGAGAGATGGTGACGCAAGGAACAGGTTCTGAGCATCCATATCCGGGGTCAATAATTTGTATATCAACAATATTATGAAAGGCGTTAAACTTGTTTATCTTTTCGCAATCATGAATGTGTTGCATTTCAGTTCTACAAGAGAGTTCTCTTAGAAACTTTTTGTTATTTTTAATGACTTCTGTTTGTTTATTGTTGGGAGTCTCTAGAGAGATAATGAAGTCAATATCAAGCTTCTGCAATAAAGCATTCCTTTTTGCAGTCATTTCTTTAACTTTTTTATCAATGAGATTTTCTTTTTTCCATATAGAGTTTCCATCAGGAAGGAATTTTCTATGTTCTAATATGCTTTGGTCAATGTGTTTTTCTAAAGGTACAATGTAGTCTACAACTTCATACTCTATTCCTACAAGCTTTAGGCGATCTAAATTTTCCATCAAGTCGAGAGAAGATTGGAGGTATTTGTGACTGCCATTTATAAAATATACGATGTAATGTTTCATTTTAGTAAGTTATTACTACTGATAGTTCTAGTGCTTGGATATGGAAATTATATAATGGAAATAATCTATTGTTAGATCTTGCGGATAAATGTGCAAAAGCTAAGTTTTTAGCACTCTTGAATTTCCAGAAAGTTGGATTAGTTATTGATGCATTAGCAGAATAAGAAGAAGCGTTGGCATAATAATTTGCATAAGGAACATTTTTTAATGTAACCTTAATTATGTTATCGTCTCCCGGTATTATTTGCGTTTTATCTACTTCACTAGCTACAAAATCTTCTCCAATAAAGCAATATACCTTTATAGCTTTTGTTTTGTTGACGCTTCCAATTGTAAAGAAAATAGACAAAGATTCATTTTCTAATACTGGAACTCCAGCATAGAAAGAAGAATTTGCTATACCAAAATTAAACGAATTAGCTGTTTGCTGATTTATAGTATAAACAGTGAAATTGTTTGGTTCTGCATTTATCAACATTTGAACATTTTTAGTATTGACTCCAAGTTCAGAAAAGTTGTTTTCAGGAGTAACGTTTATAGCATTGAAAGATGAATTGAGTAATCCATCATTCAATAAACTATTAAAATTGCTTTTTGCATTTTCTTCAGTGTTTGAATTTGAGGCGTTTATAGGAATTAAATAAGTATTTGTATAATCAGGAATTAAACTCTTTATATTTCCAGTAAACGTGCTATTAGTTAATCTTGTTATAGAGATGTCGAAAAACTCTTCGTTTCCTTCGCCAAAAGAGCTATTTGTTATTTTAGCTTTAGACTTAAAAGCATTAGCTGTTTCTGATTCTACTGCTCTTAAAGAAACAGTATTTGCGTCAGGAACTAAAGCTCTTGTAAAAATTTTATTGCCATTTAAAACATAAGCTCTCTTGCCAGTGGGTATTTTCGGTGATAATGATGCATTTGGTATATTATCTCTATTTTGTAAAGAGAGTTTGTAATAAGCCATAGTGCCATCTGGATCTGAAGATAATACTCTATCATCTTTAGCTCCTGCTGCTAGGTTTGCGTTTGTAGTAGGCTTATAAATTACGCTCTTTCTAGAAATTGCATAAGCTGGTGAAGGGAGCGTATTTACGCTAGTATCAAATATATTTTCAGTTAGTACAGTTTTATTAATTGTAAAATGGAGATATCTAGTATCAGCATCTTTTAATACAGACTCTAGAGAGAAAGATAATGGAGTAGATGATTCTTGTTTTATAACAATTGGGTCACTAATTTGAGGGTAAATTTTACCTATGTTATTATCTTTATCAATGAAAGAAGAATAATAGTCTAAGATATTTCTTGCTGTTGCTGCATTTGAGTTAAACTGCCAAGCGAACATGAATGAATCTACAGCTATCAAATAAGCATTATATTGAGTAGAATCAAATCCCTTACCATTGTCATCGCTTAAGTCATTGAAATTAAATATAGATTGGTTATTTGGTATTGTTATAAAGTGAGAGTCAACGATTTCTTTTCCAGTATTATCGTTAACAGACAATGGGCTTCCATCAGGATTGTGATTTATTGAATTTTTTTCAAATTCAAATATATTTTCACTAGGCATTAGTAATAGATAAAAAGCGTTAATAAAAGAACTCGCTGTATCTTGCTGAATAGTAAATTTTAATCTGTTTGATCCTTGGCTTGTAACAATAGAGTAGGTCGCTCTTGTGTCTTTTAAAATTGCATTTAAAGATGTTTTTAAATCAGCATCTTGATTGTCGTAAGTTACTAGTAAAAATCCATCTACATTCTTAAAATCATTAGAAGTAGATTTCATTCCAACATCTGTAAATGTCATTTTATCAATTGCCAAAGAGAAGTTCCTATACTTAGCAAAAACATTTGAAGTTTTGTAGTTGTATATATTGTCACTAGTTTGATCTTCATCAAACGTTAAATAGTCTTCCCAGTTTGAAACATTAAGGTACTTGTTGTAAACAGTGCCGAAAGCGTCTTTTGTGTCTACTTTCTCTGGTATTATTGCTATTCTATAAGGGTAATCAAGATTGTTGAATTTATTTGGATTCTTTATGAATTGCAAGGGGATGTTGAACGATAAAGACTCTGGAGGTTTAACAGATTGAATTTGAGAAGGTGCTGTTGACTGAAAGTATTGTGCTTTCGTTAAATCAATTGGAGAGGTAAAAGCATAAACTTTATTATTCAAAGTGATAGATGAACTTGTATTTACATCGTCATAAGTAATCGCAACAACTGGAGAGACAAATAATTCATTTGAGTTTTGAGAATTTGAAGCTTCAACATAAGTTAATGGAGAGCTATTATTAATATTTGCTCCATAAATTCTTATAGAACCTTTGATGTTGCTCTTGTCTAGAACAGTGTTTACATAAGATTCATAAATATCGATTGGAACAAATTTAAAATCACTGGAGCTATTTGGGTTAAAGTCTGATCCATAAAAGGCTTTATTAAATATCTTGAAGCCTATTGTAGTGTCTTTTACAGAAGAGTCATAAAAGATTTCAATCAATACTTTGCTTTGATCTATTACTGCATTAGCCTCTGCAACGCCAAGAGTAAATAATGCTCTTGAAGGGGCAGAAGCTTCTGGTGCTGGTGGTTTTGCTGGCGTGATATTTAATCCAGATTCTATTTGAGCATACTTTAAGTGATACATCTGCGAGCCAATTACTGTATAATTACTTCCTTCTGTAGACTCTTGTATTCTAAATACTCTATAGAAATCATAATCGCTATCAGTAGATCCATTAAGGTTTCCAGAGTTTTCTAAAGCCCAAGTTATTGATTTAGGAGACATTCCAGACGCTCCAGTAAAATAAGATAGTCCAGTTACGTTTAATCCAGAAGCCATTACTGGTGCTAGACCCGTAATTCTAATTGAATCATAATATTGACCAGTAATTAAGTTGCCGCTTCCTACTATGAATGAATTAGTAAGAGGCTTTCTATAATCATTATAATCAAGGTTACTAGTAACGATACTGTCTCCTGCTGCGTCTTTAAAGCTAGGATCTAGATTATACTTGGGAGAAAGTATGGTTAGCTTATAATTTTGATTTCCAGAAAAGTTAAAATCAAGTTTTCTATCTAGAGTTAGTATTCCAGTAGTTACATTTGTGTCTCCAGAGATGTTAATATTATTTAATCTTCCGCCTACTGTCTTGTATTTTCTATTGTAATCGTAAACTTTAATTACGTCTCCGGGTTTTAAGTATACGCACTCTGGACCAGCTTCAAAAGAAACTGTTTCTGTTTCATTGTATTCTGAAGCTAATAACCACCTGCCAAGTCTTTGAGCTTGACCTCTGCTTGTGCATCCAAAGGCGGTTAATTCAGTTTCTTTAAAACCAAATTTCCTGACAGCCTCAATATTTTCTACATATTCTACTGCTGGTTTATAGAAATTATTCTTATCAATATATCTAATATAGACTACAGAATTTCTATCTTTTAATGATGTAGATTCGTAAGTAAAATTACCATCAGATACATTTGAATTAGTGAAAGAATAAATAGGGGTATCTTCTGGCATATCATTTATGGCGTAAATGAATCCATTTGAATAATAGAACATTCCCCTAAATACAGAAGCCATATCAGACAACACTTTAAGAGCATCGTCTTGTGTTTGTAAATAAACATTACATGTAAATCTTGGTTCTACTCCTCCAAATCCATCTGAAACAAGTTCATCGCAATATTTAGCTATTTGATAAAGAGACCATTTGTCTACGTCATTTTCTGTGACATAGTTACCTACTCCATATCTTTTGTTTGTTAAAAGATCGTAGAAGCACCAAGCTGGATTGTCCGTCCATTCTTTTTCAGTTTTAAATTCTCCATCCCAATAATCATTTGATGTAGAATAAGGTAAAACTCCTGCTACATCATAAACAGTGGTTTTCCTAGAAAGACCTTCTGAGAAAAGATTTCTTGCAAATGCTTTAGACAAAGAAAGTCTATCAAAATCAATTTGATTTACTCTAATAGAATCAGCATAGCCTTCTATTTTGCCGCCGAAACCAGCGGGTGATGTAAAGATTTCTATTTGATTATTATTAGTTATGAAATAAGAAGGAATAAAAGGTCCAGTTTTTGTATTTACTGCGTCGTAAATTTGTCCAGCAGCAAGAGGAATAAGCACTTTAACTTCACTCTGAGAAGAGCTTAAACTTACTGAAGTAGAAGAACCGTCAAATGTTTTATGGTATTCCTGTTTATTGTAGGTATTTAAGGCTTCTTGAGCAAGTGGAGCTATCTGTGCCCTTTGATTTATTTCATTTTGCCAAACAGGATCTGTAGCGGGTCTATATAAAGCTCCAACGCAAAGAGTTTGATAAGCAGCGTAATTTGAAATATTTATATTGCATTGAATCTGCTTTTCTAGGTTAACTAGAACGTCTATTTCTGCATTCAATATGTCTGGGAAGTATTCTTTAGTAAGCCTTCTTTCAATAACAGGAACAAAAGTTGAAGACCTTCCTCCTGTCTCTTGTGTGGCTGAATTAAAATTGCAGTATATATATTTATAACAAGTTTCTGGCAAGTTATTAATATCGCTACTATAGGAAGTATCTTCTTTAAAGCTTACTGCTTTTACTAAATAAAAATCTTTTAATTCTTGTGCTAATGCTTTTTCGTTTCCATCAGCCGTTGCTCTTCTGACTGTAAAATAATCATTAGTCCAAGTCCTATCTGATATATTTATGTTATTTACTCTACTTGCATTTGTGGTGTACGATATGCTTGGTTTTACTACTTTTGGAAGTATATAGAAACTAATTCTTGTGAAATTTTCTTTAAGTTTGGTTGTTGAATATTTCGCTGGATCTAGGGCTTTTGTTATGGTGTAATTTTTGCTTTCATTTGGAGAAATAACTGTAAGTATTAGACTTACATTTTCTCCAGATATAGTCATAGAAAGATTAAACTGATTACTTCTATGAATTAGAGTATAATTTCCGTCTCCAATACTTCCTAGTTTAATAAAGAAATCGCAATAAAAACTGCAAAATCCTTGATCTTTTAAAGAAAAGTTTTGTGGGGTTTTCCAATTCTTCCAATATCTCTGAGGCATTAAATCAAATTCATAATAATCCGAAGTAGCTAAACTGCCTCCAGCATAACTATAAGCTTTTGTTCTTTGTCCATTGGCGCATAGGGTTTTGAGAGGCATCTTCAAATAAGTGTTTGATGCTACATTAAGAACGTTTGTATTATATGATCCAGCTACAGATGTAGAGTAAGATAGATTGCTAGAAATTAGATTCCATTTTTTATTTAACCAATTTCTTATCTTGATTCCGTCTGATTTTGATAAAGCTTTATTATAAACCAATATTTCAAAAACAGTGCATCTACTTGTACTCGCTGAAGAATTAATAGCTAAACCTTTTGGCGCAGCTACTGCATTTATAGGTCTTACAAAGTAGTTAGTATTTTGCCAGAAAATATTTACATCTTTTAAATTGCTTACGCTTGTTCCTACAATATAGGTATTTGTATCATTGGCATCATTCCAATAATTAGAACGATTGAATTGATAAAAATTAACAGGCATTACTCCATAAACTTGACTGCCTACCGTAAAGGCATTATTAAATTTACCATCAAATCCCAAAACAAAAGTATTTTCTGAACCGTAAGAAGAAATTATCCTATTCCTTTCTGTGTTGGTTGCGCTGTCGTGCCATTTACAGACAGCAAATACAGTGTAGTTATTACTAGCGTCAGCTAATGGGCTTGTTTCGGTTTGGTAAACGAATCTTGCTTTCTGAGTGGTCGTAAATGAAACACCATAAGTTCCATTCGGGCTTTGCTCTGATCCGTATGTTGGCTTGTTAGCACCTCCATTTGGAGATGCGTAAGTTCCATTTCCTAAAATGCATTTTATAGTTGATCCAGCTACGGTATTGGGCCAATTAGTTACTGCTCCTGCTGAAGTAGTTAAAGAAGGGTTGCTTGCATCAAATTGAGCGATTAATCCATCTGTAATTGGAGGATTAACATTGTCTGAATTTGTATATACATTGTTTTCTCCAACAAAGAAATCTGTTGTGATTACTTTATCAGTCTTAGCGAATGAATTAGTAGCTGTAATTGAAAGTGGAGTTGTATTTCCATAGGTTTTTGTTATTGGATCATAATTAGCAGGAACCTTAACCTTTAATAGTTTAACATCATAAGATCTTTCTGGAATCTTTGAGAAATAGGCAGCATTAAACTTAGAAGTTACAATAGCAGAATTCGTATATCTAAACGAAGAAGAGTATATTTCAGTAATGCTTTCTAGATTTATAAAAGAAGCTCTTGAAGAATAAGTGTCTTCTGGAGTAATTTTTAATACTGATATATCCCAACCTAGCCAATTTTCATTTTCGCTCAATGAGAGAAACTTGGAAGAGGTGTCAAAAATAATTTGTTTAGAATATCCTTGAGTAATTTTTCCTTTCGACTCTAGTTCGAATATTTGAGGGAAAGTGTCCACTGTGACAGCTAAGTCTTTAGAATCATCAATTACTTTGGCTTTGTCTGAAATTAGATCAAGTACTGCGGAGTTGCTATTATAGCCTTCTTTGTAAATTGGCGAAATTCTAATTCTTATTTTAAAGTTATGACGGATTACAGAACCCACGCCAGCATCTAATGTTTGTCCATTAGTTAATTCAACATCTCTACTTGTTGGATCTAATGTAAATGTGCTACTGCTTTGATTGGCGTTTGTTACTCCTTCTATTTTTAAAGTGCCTTCTGATATTGGTTTTAAATCCTGATATTTTAAACTGACATAAAGAGAAGAAATTCTAAAATTAAGAGAAATCTTTTTGCATTCCCTGTTTAAAATGCGATAAGTTCTTTGATAATCAAGAGTTTCATCTTCAGTTGAAGCTAATAAATTTGGCCCTCTAAGTCTCTCTCCTATTGAACGAATATAAGAAACATTGTCAAACTCTCCTCCAGATGAAGTCCCTTCTGGGGTTCCATTAGTTGCTTGAATGTTTATTTGCTGGAAGTTGTATTTATCTTGGCTGTCTAAAAGAGGGGTTTGATTCCATTGAACTGATCTTAAATATTTTGATTCTCCATCACTGCCCACAACAGACGGGTATTCGTTATAAGTAACCTTTTTAAATCCTAAATCTCCAACTTGACCTGAAAAGCTATATTGCCCCTCAAGAAGACCTCCAATTGGTCCTTCTGACAAAAGATCTTTTACTTTGGCAAATTGATATACATTATAAGTAAGCCCATCGTATACAAATCCCTCGGCATCTTCAAATGCAGCAGTTGGCGTTGGGGCTGCACTTGCTCCGCCTCCACCAAAACCTTTTATGTATTTAAAATCTTCAAGATTGTTCATTTTATATATTATTTATTTGGTCTTTTACGTCTGCTGCCGTTGATTTATTATCTAGTTCAATATTATTGACAGATATTTCAACTGTCTGAGATCCTATTTTCATTCTGCCATAACCAATTGGAACTGGACCGCCTTCTCCAAGAATGTTAGAAGGTCCATCAAATAAGTAGTTTGGCTTGCTGCCGTCTTCTTGTATTTTTCTAAAATCATCAAATTTTGGAGGCGACATCATTAATAATGTAATACCTGTTACGGCTAATCCTATACCTGCTCCAATCATCGCTCCTGCAATCGTCGCGCTTGTTGTAGAGCCAGCAACAAAGCCTAATGCAGCAGGTGCAAAAACGCCTGTAGCTATTAACAAAACGCCAAGAACTAAAGCTAAGACTCCTTTTGTCGTGTTATTTCCACCGCCACCAGCACCCCTAATAATTGGAACGATATCTAAAGTTTCTAGCTTTTCATTAATCATTACTAATTCAGAATTAATAATAGAATCTGGTTTTTCTAGAGAAATACTTTCTGGATTCATTATTTCTCTCTTATTAACAAGCACTTTGTATTCTACGCTCTTTTCTGCTGCTCCTATTAGATATTTTAAGAGTTTACCTTTAGACAAGACCTGAATAGCTCGCAGAGCTTCCTTTATGGAATTTACTTTTAAATTCCAGTTTTCTCTTCCTACTTGCTCTGCTATTTCTCCGTGTAAGGTAATACTAGTCATAAAGGTGATGCCTCATTATATAAATTACCCATTTTTTATGTTGGTTAGAAAGCTTTTCGACAAGAGAGTATTTATTTCCGGGGTGATGTAAAATAGTGTCTTCTCCAAGATAAACAGCACAATGTATTGGAAAATTACAAGCTTTTGTTTTCATTATTAGAACGTCATTCTTTTTAAAATTAAAAACTTCTTTAAATCCATTGTATTCAAAATACCTCTTTAAGTAATCATCTTTTTCTTTTAACGCATCAGCTTCATCTATAAACCTCTTGGTCGCCATCTCATTGTATTCTTCTTCAGATACAGATTCTTTTAGAACTTCTAATTCTGGGCATAGATGGATATTTAAATCATGACAGAAATAATCTTTTACTAGCCAAAGACAATCAGCAAATCCTAAAAGAAAAGGTCTTTTAGTGTATTGAATTTTGTATCCATTGGGATAATAGTTATGGAAAGTTCCGCTCTGTTTATTGTAAACTATACATGGCAAACCTAGCCTTTCCGAAACAATTATATCTGCATCAGAAATAGAATCAAAATTAATATGAGAATGATAATAAGCCGCAAAATTAGATTGGCTATAAATATCCATCGCAAATTCAGTAGCTGAATTAATAAGGTTATCTTTCTTTTGTACCTCTAGTCCGTTATCTGTATGTACTAAAACGCCACATACTTCATTATTAGAAGTATTAGCGTGTTCTATGATTTTATTTTTAAGCTCTTCTGTTAGCATAATTGTTTACTCCTTGCAAAACAATAGATTCTTCTCTTCTCTGCGTCTGTTAGTTTTTCTATTACTGACTTTTTATTTCTTGGTTGATGTAGGATATAACCTTGTTCAAGGTAAATACCAAAATGAGAAGGATAGTTATCTAAATACTTGAACACAATAATATCATGTTTTTTAGCATTTTCTATACCTTCTATTTTGATAAAGTTTTCTTTTTCAAAGAATTTGTCAAAGTTCTCTGAGTCACAAAACTCTGTTAGTTTATTTTTAACAAAATCTGCGTAGTTTTTATCCCAATCTACCCCTCTTTCGTAATGGAAAATCTTAATGCCAAATTCTTCATTATAATAATTCTCTACTATTGATAAACAGTCAGATTGATTAATAACAAAATTTTTGTTTATGTATTTATTATAGTAATTTTCAGGAGAATACTCTTCAAAAGAATCTCTTTTTAGTATATAAACGATATTCTTTAGTTTTAAATTAGAACTAATTTGCTTGTCTAGTTCAGAAAAAGAATTGTCTTGAATACAGTGAGAATGATAAATGCCAGCCACTTTGCCATTCATTGAGGCTTTGAGGTAGTCCATTTGGCATACAACGAATTCATTTTCTTTATCTTGAGCAGCATTCCTGCATGGAAATACTTCTAGGATATTTTTTCTATTTAGAACTAAAAGACCACAGCATTCTTCAGGATTTTCCTTTAGCGCGTGTTCTTTTATTTTTGCTTTTATTTCATCCGAAACCATTACAATGCTCCTCTATTGTAATTAGATACTCCGTAAAATCCACCAAAAGGTAAAGCGTTTTCTCCAAATCTAATCTTACATCCTTTTATACTCTTAGAGCATTGGTCAGCTATCCAGTATTGTCCGTTTGGAGGCGGGATATTCATGGGAACGTTTGTCTTGGCAACAAAATAGAAATTAATATTTTTCTTATTAATAACTACTACGTCGCCTTTGTTATAAGTTGTTGAGAGTTTCCAAGATTCTATTTTATTAGTTCCTACTGTTGTGCCAGAAAAGATTGGCATCTTTGAGATTATTTGATCATCTTCAGTGGCGCAAACAGGAGCTTTTTCTCCAGTAGAATCGCTTTTATTTGGTATTGGAGTTATAGTGCCATGAGTATCTTCAGTTAGTTTTTCTTTATATTCATAGAGACAGCCTTCTCCTCTATATTGCCAAGGACAAATATAACTTAATACTCTTCGTTTAGGGAGTTTGGCTCTGTCTAGATCTATAGCACTTGATAGTTCAAATTGAATACTATTTTTGTTTTCAGAAGATTTTCTATCAAAATAATAAATATCCCTAGGAAACTCGCAATTAGGATCAGGATCAAATCCTTCTGGTATTATAAGTTTATCTGGCGACAGAGGAGAGGTTCCGTCGTTTTGATAGAAATTTGATCTGTCAAGAAATTTAGCAAATGTTCTAATTCTAGTAAACTTAGCTCCAATTAAATCTCCAAAATTAACAGTTCCTCTAAATAAGCTAAACACATCAAGCATATCATCAGAAAAACTGATCTGAACTTTAGGCTTAGGAAATACGCCTCTTGAAGCTATTTCAAAGCCTTCTGTAGAAAGCGGAGCAGGTAGATACGCATTTCCTTTCCAGTAAATGATGTTTCTTCCGAGCTTTAAATTATTATGAAGGCGAATTACCCTATAATTAAAAACACCAGTTTCTGCTCCCGGCAATGATATTTGAAAATTCTTAATGTTAACTACAAACTGAGAAGCAGTATCAAATCCAATTTCAGTTAAGTCTACTTCAAATAAAGAAATTATCGAAGAAGGCTCAAGAGAAAAGAACTCTCTGTTTACTTTTAAAGATGAATCTTTGTCTTGTTGAGTAGCCATAGGATTATGCTGGTACTTCTTCGAACGTAGCCTTTATGGAAAAGTTATTAAAAAATGGATTAGATGAACTCCATCTTCTACAAACAAATAGCTTGGCATCAGTTGATGCAACTGAATAAGGCGCAGATGGGTAGTAAATGAAAGCTGTTTTCGCAGATCTAGCACTTAAAAAGTGCAGTATTGCGGTGCATTCATCCAGAGTTAATCCATCAAAGTTTAATTCAAAATTAAGAAGATTAAAGTTTATTTGATCGCTAACTCTCTTTTCGTATCCATCTCCATATTTTATTACATTAACTTTGGGATCAAAATTTGCTTGAGTTTGATAAGAAGGCTTCCAAATAAACAAAGGATAGTCTTTCTTGACGACTGGGTGTTGAAAATATCCTCCCCAGTAAGCATCAGTATTAGAGATTACGTTAGAATAGACTGGAGGGTTATTTGCAGGTACGCCAGCTTTGGCATAATAGTATCGATTATCTGTATACACAATAATGTCATGCTTATTATATGCGACAGAATTGCTCCATGAGCTAATATTAAAAATTGAACTAGACATACCTTTTACCTTTTACCAACTTATTATTACACTTTTTTGTGTAAATAATAAAATAAGATGGCATTATCTCGACTAAATAAGCAGAACTTGGATTTTTACTTGAATCAAAGCCAAGTTCATGGCGTTCAGGAGATTCAGGCTTCCTATCAAATGCCAGTTCAACATACCAAATATCTTGGTATGAATAGCAGCTTTTACACTCCAGAAGGAGCAAAGGCTGCTAATTTGTCTGTGACTAGTTTATTAACAACGTCCAATGATTTTCTTGGTTGCACAGGGGAAGCTGGAAATTATGGCTTCGTAACCAAGAAGGCTAATCCTAGTTCTAATATCCTATTTGGATTTCAAAGTGGATATTTAACTTCTTATACTTGCGGTGCCCAAATCGGAGAAATTCCTACTGTTAGAGCAGATTTTCAAATTTTTAATGATGCTGGTTCAATTTCTTCGGCGGGTTCTTTTAATCAAACTAGTTCAACAGCATTGGTAAACTCAAACACTATTGACATAGGAATAAATGATTTCACAACAAATAGAGTCAATTCTTTCAATTTAAGCATAGCAGTTAATAGAAATCCCGCCTATTACTTAGGCTCTTCCACTCCTTTTTCTGTTAAAAGTATTTACCCTCTTGAAGTGAGTTGTGATTTTAATATAGCTCAAGACAACTATGTGCTTCAAAAGCTGTCTGATTTGTCTTATAACTTGAAGAATATAAGTAATTTTTATATTAACACTAAAGATTTTAATGGTAATTCAGTAAACTTTAATTTTGGAAGTTCGTTATGTTATTTCATTGATGTTTCCGAAGACTTCTCTGCTAGTGTAAATTCTCCTGTAGGAATAACGGTAAGGTACAGGGGCTATCTGAAATAAGGCAAAAGGATGAAATATTTTAATGAGTGTGAAGTAGTATTTAATTCGCGTTTTGGGTCAGGACTAGTTCTGGCTCAGAATACTTCTATTGGAGTAAATAGAAACATAAATTCTACTTATGTAATCGGAAGACAAAACTCGTCTCAGATGTTTAAAACTAAAGCAGATGAGACTAATATTGAGTTTACTTATTTTCCAAACATCTCTGATCCTATATATAAATGTTTCGATTACATAAAAACAGGAATTTTTACTGGTAGCTTTCCTGAAGCAGTTGTTCCTGTTCAGGTTGTTTTGGCAGGGGTAAGTGGGTCTTTTTATCCTTCTAGATATTCATTGACAGTAAATCCTAATTCAAAAGTACAAGCTTCTGTTTCTCTTTCTAGTTTTTCTAATCTTTCTGGAAGTATTAATGACAAAACTGCAATTAATAATTTAGCCAGCGGATCAGGCATAGCTCATTCGTGGAATGCTAAAGTCTCAGGAACAGCCGCTCTTTATAATGTTTTAGACTTCAACTACGGCATCTCTATCAACTGGAATCCAATTTATTCAGTCGGTCAACAAAGGCCAAGACAAGTTGATTTGTCCGCTGGAGAAGAAACGTTTGATTTTACTGTAGAAAATTTTAATTCAAATTTCTCTAATACAGACTTATCAACAGCAGAAAACGCCAAGATAAACATAACTACTTTTGGCGATCAATCAATAATGATTATCAACACTTCAGGAAGCAAGATTGACTCTTCCAATCTATCAATTAATATTGACGATTTCGCTAAAAATAAAATATCATTAAAAAGGAGTTTCTAAATGTTTTTCAACTATAAAAATTGCACATTTAAGCTAAGTGGCGTAGACATACTAGCCACTAATGTAAATATGTCTCTTGATTCAAGTAACACTCCTGTTTATAATGAAGAATTTAAAAAGAACTCTTATACATATTCTCCAGAAGATACAGTAGATACAAGTTTTTCTATTTCTTATTACTTGACAGGAAAAGACTTTGTTAAGGAATATCTTTTAGGCGCAAATTCTGAGCAGGGTATTTCTGGAAATTTTTGTGGTCTATATTTCCAAAGTGGTTACGTTACAAGCTATTCTATAAAAGGGTCTCCAGATTCTTTAGCTAAAGTAGATCTTGAGCTTAAAGTTTTTGAAACATTAAAAGGCTCTTTTTCTCCTACTGCCCCGGCCAATCTGCCAGAAATTACACCCTTAAATTTTTCAAATTTTTATCTGTCTGGAAATCTAGATGGTACTGCTTTTGATTCTAACGGTTATAATTTTACAAATTTTAGCTATCAATACCAAAGAGAGGTCCAGAAGTACAATAAAGAAGGAGCTTCTACTTTTGATCAAAGCGGTAGGGCTTATCTTGGAAAGAGGTCTCAATCGGTTTCTTTTGAGATAGATAACTTTAATGTTTCTCTCCCATATTCTGGAGTTCCTTGC